TGTTCCATAGAGGGGTCTGGTAGCTCCATGAACCACATCGTGCAATAGTAAAGTAAGAATATGTATACGCTTAGGAATGCACGCGGAAAGATTCTCCACGCATCGATCATGTTGGACATATAGATCCACCGCTGCCAAGGATTCTCTGGCTCCGATTTAGTCTTGAGCTCTAATATCTGTGCCTTGAGCGATGAGTTCTCCGTTACGAGCTCCATAAACTTGTTAAGGTCAATCTCGACCTCGTTGCGGCTCATGTCTCCGCTAAATCTTTCGTCTGCCATTTCTATCTCCGTTTTGTTTGTGCTGCCCGTTCTTCATTCTTGATCTTTTCTTTCTCAAGATAATCCATCAACATAGCAACATATATATCACGCTCAAAGGGCATCAGATTTTCAATCTCTGTTATAGAGTATTTATGATGCTGAGCCAGCGAGAAAACTAAAGAGTAGTAGTTTGCAAGACTATTATGACTCAGCAATACTAAAAAAAATCAGATATGCCCTCTAATTTGATTACTCTATCATTGCCTTCCTTATTTACATACTTCAATTCGTGGATTAATTTAGGTCCTGTATCAAAGAAATCTTTCATTTTTGAGAACATATTTATGTCCATGCTCTTAATGAATGTATCGAATTCCTCTTCAGTGAAATCGTCAAATACTTCCTCGTCGTCAAATACTTTGTCGGTGCACGCATACAACAACTTGTACACATTCTCAGGGTCATTTAATTCGCCCTCAGCAACATTTAACTTCTCCATCATATCGAGCGTAGGCTCTTTAAGCTCAATTGATATCTTGCCGTCGAGCTCAATCACGTTTGTGTGCCTAGGATTGAAAGTCATCTCAATATCATCTAGATCAAACTCAAAATCATACACCTTACCGTCTTCTTTGTCCCTATACTTCAGCTCAACTATATTCTGAACTGATCTTGCTCTTAGCTGAACGAACAGAAACTCAATGTCAGGCATAGACAGTGTGCCAACGGAAAAAGGTTTGGGATCTACGATCACCGCCTCGAGGATTTGCTTTAGGCCAAGCAGCATGGATTCTGATCCACCTTCTTTTGCCATCATTAAGATCTTCTCTTCTTTTACAAGAAAAGGCCTGAATGTTATTTTATTTTGTGATACAGGAAGCGTTATTTTAAATAACGGTGTATCCAGTTTTGGTAGGGCCATAATTTATCTCCATAGTATTAACCACCTTTGCGCCTTCCTCCTAGGGATCCTAAAAATGTTTGCGCGTTACTTGTCATATTGATCACGTCACCTACCGAAGTAGGTCTTTTCATAGATGCTTTCAATGCTTTTGCTGCAGTTCCAATTCTGATTAACTGCTCGAAACCAGACATCGCTCTAGGTCCTGCGGCTGCAGTTGGCGAGTCGTTTGCGGATGATGTCCAATATCTGATAGAGAAGTTGACCTGAAGTCTAGCAATCTCATCCGAATTGGCCCATCCTAATTGCACATCGCCTAACACCGTAGGCCATGCTTCATATGCTGTGTACGTAATAGTGGGGTTGCCCGCTACGTCATACATTGTAATTACTAATTCACTCAGGTAGTTGTCTCTATAGTACACCTCACCGAAGGTTGCTCCATTAACTTCTGTTTGTTCGCCGCCTGATGCATTAATGTTAATAATGTTATTCATCCACTCCTGGAAGAATGCTAAATTTCCTCCATTGGAATCTAACATAATTTGTGCCGTTATGTCAGGGGCAACATACTGAGAAGGACGTCTATCAAAAGGTCCAAATCCCTGTACTTTAAAATCTGAAGGAATGGCTGATCCACCACCCATGTTTACGCTGTCGCAAAAGAATATTAGTCTGGATGCAGTAGTAGATCCCTGAGCCCACTTAGGTGGCTTAATCTCTAGAGTGTACTTACTGGTTTGAGCCAGGCTGTTAACTTCCTGTAGCTGACCCATGAACGAATTCAGGTTGAACTGCGATTGTTCACCTGTCCGTGGCTTCTCGAGTAGCTTACCTTTCAGTAACTCAAAAGCGTCTTTCGCGATGTCTTTTAATTTAGCCATTAGGTTCTAATTCGTCTTCTCTCTATTAAACTGTCTCTCCATACTCTATTTATACCAGCTTTCCTAAAGCGCTGAAGTGGCATCATCATTACGGTGTCCCAAGCAATAGGTGGAACGTACATATAATTTCCTATGACATTCTTCTTATTATATCGTTTCCACATAGGCTTAAACGACATCATAGCTCTTCTCTTGTTCATAAACTCATAATCAAGTCTTGGATTGAGCTTTGTCCGTATAGTTGTTCCAATGTCGGTTCCCTTTACGCCAGGTGCAATGACAAACGGATATAAAGCATCCATTAACTCAGCTCGATACAGTGGTGGCAAATAGTGCATATTCAGCCCAGAGAAATACTTGTCTTGAACGTCCATACAAAAGAACACCGGAAACATATCAAAGTATGGAAGAGTATCTTTGTGGATAGGGTTGTATCTCATCATATACATCCTACCTGGCAACAATCTTTTGGTGCGCTGTCCATCATTAAGGATCTTATTGGGAGAGGTCTTTCTCATCTCCTCTGCCTGCTGTCTCAACCACTCAACTGGATCGCCCCGCTCCTTTCTATGCAAATCTTGGAGTGACTCAAACTTCATACCAAACTCTTCGCTAGTCATTTGCACTGCTTTTTGAAATAAATATGAAGCCATTAGCGTATCCCTAATTCTTTTTCTGTTATTAATTGAAATGTCATGCCTCTATTAGCGCAGAATTCTCTCGCCACTTCAAACTTTCTCTGGTTAACTGCATGTCGAGCTAGTGCTCCCATGTATCTTCTTGTCTTTCTTTTAGGCTCTTTTGGAGGGTCAATGTGCTTTTGAGGCTTAACCTCTATCACAACTTCCTCCACACTGCCATCTTTATTCTCTTTCTTTACCCAGAAGTCCGGATAGTATCTATGCATTTTACCGTCCACCGGACTACGATATGGTATGCTAAACTCTTCAGAAGCCCAAGAAAGCACGTCTTTGTGTTCATCTAAATACATCATGAGCTTAAGCTCCCACAAACTTCTATAAATAATACGTGATGGGTCACCCTTATACTTGATTGGGTGTTTGGGTTGGAATCTTCCGCTATAGGCCATATACGTATTTAGGAAACTTAGACAACATGACACAAATAGGAAAAAAGAAATTAGGTGCTAGAACACCGGACCAGATAATTAGCAACAAGACTGGGGAAATGAAAGTTGATATTGCAACCTTCCCTGCTAACCTAGCTGGACATCAGTTCGTAATGAACTTTGTCAAATACCAATTTGATCCGGATGCGAATGCCTCAAACGACACAACGTTGTCAGTAGCGTTTCCTATACCGCAGTCTGGAATCGTAGACAAGTCGGATCTAAAATTCAATGCGGCTGATATGGGCACTCTTGGTGCTGGACTAGCTACTGTGGGTGGCAAGCTGAAAGAGACGTTTGACTCGTTAGGGTCAGCTGGTGCAGAACAGAAGCCAGTGCTCGACTACAAGTCGATAACCAAAGATGCAGTCGCAGCGGGATCGGCCATTGCAAGGAATATGTCACCAGAGCCATTGAAGAACGCTGCGTCGCTAGTATTAGGAAATGTATCTAATCCTCACATAGCTTTGTTGTTCGAAGGCGTAGGCCTGAAGACGTTTACCTTCATGTGGAGATTCTCTCCTGACAGCGAATCTGAGTCAGTTAGACTTACTACTATAATTAATCAAATCAAACAAGCTACCCATCCCAAGTTTACCTCGTCTGGCAAAGACGGCAACAACTTCTTTCTAGGATTTCCCGACCAAGTCGATCTATACTACCTAGGCAGTCAGAATCATCTACACTACTTTAAGAGATGTGGCGTCACATCTGTAGAAGTAAATTACCAACCAGAAGGAACCGCTTTTTTTGCAGGTGGCGCTCCAGTGTTCGTCGAGCTAACCATGAGCTTCCAAGAGACAGAGATCTGGACATCAGAAGACTTTGCACAGTCTGGAGCAGGAGAATAATATGGCACGCGGAACTTACTTTGAATCATTTCCTGAAATAGTATATGGCGAGAAGGTCGCCAAGAACTTAATAGCCAGACCATCCATGCTGACTTCGGTATTCAACTCTCCAGCTTCCTTCTACGACTATGTAATTAAGGATGATCTTAGGCCAGACCAATTGGCCGGATTATATTACGACGACCCTAACCTGGTGTGGCTAATCTTTTTGATGAATAACATTACGGACCCATATCACGACTGGCCTCTAACGGACGCACAGTTTAATGCTTTTATAGAAAGTAAGTATGGGGTAACAAGCGACAGTGGTGTGTATACTAGTGGAATAACCACAGCTCAAGCTAAGATTCTATACTACAAGCACAGCACTACCGGCACTCGTATTACACTAGAGACATATACTCTCAACGCTACATTCAGCAAGATAGTGGCAGGGCAATATTCGCCCGTATATGCGTGGAACGATTACTACGATAAGAACGAGGCTAAAAGAAAAATTAAACTGCTTGATAAGCGATTCGCCAGCCAAGCAAAATCTGAACTCAAGCGTGTAATGGGATAATGGCTAAAAAATATAAATTAAACAGCGTAGAGCTTGACGCGATCGATCTTAAATTCGATGGCGGCAAATATGATGTGCTCGATAGTTTTATTAGTTTGAGAATAGACGAAGACCTCGACAGCGACTCGCTTCAAATGAACGTGTCATTTCTTGACGCTTCTGATATATCCAATAAGATTGACTTTGACGGCAATGAGACTATTCGAATCAAGTTTGCCTCTCCTGGCCAACGAGAGATAGATTTAACCTTCCAAGTATACAAAGACATGATAACTCCCGATCCAAATAATGGGGCTACCAAGATAGTTACCCTGTTTGGAGTTACTCCAGAGCACTATACCCAAGCTACTCTCGACGTGAACCAATCATTTAGAGGAACAATCAGCAAGTTTGCAGAGACCGTTTATACAAAGCTAAAGACAAAACGAAAGCTGAAGGTAGATCCTACAACCGGATCTCTACTCACAATTATCCCTGGAATGACACCGTTTGAGGCAATGAACTTTTTAACCTCTCGAGCATATGATGCCAACTTCAAATCATCAGCATTTAAATTTTACGAAGATGCCGACGGATACAACTTTCGAAATGTGGAGTCACTTATAACAGATGGCAAAGCATCTCCAATAGTATACAGGCGATCCCCATCTGCAGTGCTTCAGAATGAAGCTGAAGCTCAGCAATATGACATACAGCACTTAGAAATAGACACTGGCAAGGATGTGATGTCTAAGATTAAGTCTGGGATGTATGCTTCAGAAGCCAAAGAGATCGACCTAATCAACCAAACAGTAATAGAGTCCTCCTTCTTAATGAAGAACCAGTTTGACGAGTTTGAGCATTTGGACGACGATGCTATGTCATTAGACTCTAAAAAAATGCTTAAAGAGCACTTTAGCCAAATCAATACATCATACTGGCTAGTGCGGAACATTGATAGTTTAATGGAAGAGTCAAACTTCACCGAGATCATTCCTCGCAGAATGTATTATTTGTCGGCGCTGCAGCAAGTTAGATGCAAGCTCGGAATCCCCGGCAACTCTGATCTCAGCGTAGGCAAAGTAATCCATCTTGACATACTTGAGATGACAGCAAGAACGAGCAACCGAGAACCAGAGGGTAAGATTTCTGGAAACTACTTTGTGACGAAGGTGACCCATATAATTGAGAAGAGCAAAGGGTATACTCAAGCAGTAGAGATGTGCAAAGAGAGTTATAGATCAAACGTAAGGTACCCAAATAAGAACGTGGTATCTAAAAGAAAGAGTGCAAAAAGATTATGAGAAGCGGACAAGAATCATTTACTAAACTAAAACACTTTGTTGGTGTTGTAGAAAATCGTGTGGACCCTAAGCAACTAGGTAGAGTACAGGTGAGAGTGTTTGGCATTCACACGTCAGATAAGACAGCAATTCCAACAGAAGACCTGCCGTGGGCGGCGGTCGTTGCTCCTATCACTAGTGCCTCGCTGAGTGGAATAGGAACATCACCAACCGGCATGATAGAAGGAACATGGGTATTTGGATTATTTATAGACGGCAGCGAATACCAAACCCCAGTTGTGTTGGGTACATTAACTGGCATGCCAAGTGAGGATCCGGATCCTTCAAAAGGATTTAATGACCCACAAGGTCAGTATCCATTAGACGATCCACAAATTGCTAGTTTAGCTGAAAGCTCAGTGTCCAGATTAGCTAGGACAGAAGAAGCAGAGAAGCACTCACATCTAATAAACAAGCGCAAGGGCAAGGATCAGCTGGGCACAATTGAAAGCGCTCTTGCTCCTAAAGTAACTAGCGTGCTAGCGGACAAGGCGGATGCCTACTACACGAGAACATCGTGGGTAGAACCACATCCCAGATTCGGAGGCCAAGGCAACACTTACCCTGAAGGGGTCTCACAATCAACTTATCCATTGAACCACGTTACGCATTCTGAGTCTGGCCACGTCTTAGAAATGGATGATACACCAGGTGGCGAACGATTACATATGTATCATGCGAAAGGTTCGTTTATTGAGATACAGCCAGATGGAAGCAAAGTAACTAAAGTCGTAGGGAACGATTACGAGATTACTATTGGGGACAAGGATGTCTATGTAAAAGGCAGCGTGAATCTAACTATCGATGGAGACGTTCGTCAGGTTATTCATGGCAACAAGATTGAAGAAGTTGATGGCGACTACATGCTGACTGTGCGTGGAGACTATGTTAAGAAGGTGGCAGGCAACGAAGCTAAAGAGATTATGTCTGACAAAGCCACAAACGTAAATGGCGCCAAGATGTCAAGAGTCGCAAAAGAGTATACTAAAATTACAGTAGGCAACATGGTAGAGTCTATCATGGGCATGTTTACTAAGACTACCTCTGGTGAAGAAAAGAGAACAAACATTAGCTCGATGACACAAATACTACCAGACAACTATACGCTTGCAGGCGCGGGCAACATGACAATTAAAGCTGGTAATACATTAACAATATCATCAGACACAGAAATAAAAATGCACAGTGG